CGCTTAAATGTAACGACAACCTCTGCTGAAGTTGCTGTCAATGCAGATAGTCCTTGCAATCAGGTGCGTTTACACAATGGCACAGCGGGTGAGATGTTTGTGCGGTTTAGTCCAACTACGGGCAGCGCAGCGGTAATTCCTGCGTCTGGTACACCCGCTTATGGGATTGTTTTGCACAATAATCAAACGGCGGTGTTCACTGTGCCGCAGTCTTTCACTTCAGCAACCAATACTTTGTATGTATCTGCCATTGTTGCAACAGGCACCGGCATTTTGTACATCACGCCTGGGGAGGGCTTGTAATGGACCCGCTAACCATTCTCGCAGCTCTTGGTCCTCTTGCTGTTGATTTAGGGAAATCCCTAATAGGTCGGTTTATTCAGACTGACGTATACAAGCCTACTAACATCAACGAATACACCCAGATGCGGAACACCGATTTGGAGATGTTTAAAGCGATGAATAGCGTAGGCAGTAGCGGCACTACCTATCCGTGGGTTGAGAGCGTTGTGAGGCTTATGCGCCCTGCTGTTGGGGCAATTGTGCTTGGTACTTGGAGTTTTATGATGCTGACAGGTCAAGACAATGCCGCGGTGAACAATTTTGCAAGTGCCGTGGGATTTTATTTGTTTGGTGACCGCACTCTTTTTTATTCACAGAAAACAAATGCTAAGTAATTGGGACAAGTGCTTTGAATTGATGTTGCAATCCGAGGGTGGGTTTTCTGATGACCCGCGAGATGCTGGCAACCATATGCACGATGGCCGCCCAGGCTGCACAAACCTTGGCGTGACTATGATGACATGGGAGCTGTATGTGCAACGTGCGGCAACCATTGAAGAGATGAAAGGGCTAACCCCTGAAGACGTAAAACCTTTGTACAAGACTATGTTCTTTGACAGGGTGTGGGGTGACAAAATGCCTATTGGGCTAGACCACCTTCTGTTTGATTTCGCGGTCAATGCTGGGGTGGGTCGGTGTGTGCTTACCTTGCAACGTGCGGTGGGTGCCCACGCTGATGGTGCGATGGGTCCAGTAACTTATGCCGCAACCATCACGCATGATCCTGTGGATCTGATTGAAAAGTTTAGTGAAGCCAAAGTTGAGTTCTACGAATCGTTATCCAATTTTCCTACGTTTGGCAAAGGTTGGTTAAATCGGGTGGCGCACGTTGAGAAAAAAGCTTTAGAAATGGTGAATCAAAGTGGCCAAGAATCCTAATCTTTCTGTTGGCAGAGGCGAGAAACTTTCTGTTTCTAAGGGGGCGGGATTAACGGCCAAGGGTCGAGCCAAGACTAATCGTGCAACAGGCAGTAAACTTAAGGCACCCACCAAAGACCCTAAGAACCCGCGCCACAAGTCGTTCTGTGCAAGGTCTAAGTCTTGGAAGGGTGAACGCGGTAGAGCCGCTAGAAGACGATGGGGGTGCAGCAGATGAAGGACGGTTTGTATGCCAATATCCACCGCAAACGTGCGCGGATTAAACGTGGCTCAAAAGAGCGGATGAGAAAGCCTGGTAGTAAAGGTGCGCCTACTGCTAAAGCCTTTCGTAAGAGTAAGCGCACCGCCAAGCGTTAGATTTTACGCAACGCTAGTTGGTAACCCAAGAGGACTAACTGGTTCTGCTCTGAAAACAAAGTGGTGAAGTAATCAACGCCAAGTTTAGGCCGGTGCAGCATCCCTGGCATATCACCCCATAAGTAATCATCAAACAGCATGATGCCACCAGGCTTAAGCATCCCCCAACTCATACAAGCGTCTGTCATCACATCGGGGGCGGTGTGACTGCCATCAATGTAGATAAAATCAAACTTGTAATTGTCGGTAATCAGTTCAGCCAGTGCGTCATAGCTTTTGCCTTGTAAACCAAAGCAACGCTGACCTTCCTTGCGTACCCACTCAACATTGGTCTTCCAACGCTCAAATAGACCGTCTAATTGCAGAAGGCTATGCTCCTCTGAGCCTTTGAAAGTATCTACGCAAACAATAGCCCCGTCTGTGGGCAACATATTCTCTAGCATCCAACAAGTTGCCCGACCCTCAAAGCATCCTATTTCTAAGATACTGTTGCATTCAGACAAATTGGATTTGATGATTTCAAAGTTAGGGATGTTGTGGCTAAACCAATCTTGAGTAAAGTTATTCATGGTGCGGCCACTAGCCTCCCTTCAAATGAATAGGTGCCTATGTGGGCTAGTACCACCCACGGTGCTGCCCAGATTTGCCCACCCATTGCACGGTAGATTGAACAAAAGTGATAATCCTCAGACAGTAAGCGGTTAGTGGATTCTTCGATGCTAGTTGCAAAGTATTCATGGATAACTTCCTTTGCCCCAATCGTGTTTCCAAGGTCAGAAACATCATTTGAATACGATGGGACGGTAGGCTTAAGTTTATCGAACACTTCACGCTTTATTAGTAGAAACCCTGTACCCATGTTCTGTACTTCAACAGGCTGATCTACCGGCACGGTCACCGAGGGTGCATAGTTAACCAGGTTAACGACAAACGATCCTGTGTGGTATTTAAGCTGCTCATCAGGCACATCATTAGCAATCGCTTGGCGTACAGTCGCCCAGTTGATTTCTTTCTTCGGATAGATGCCACCGATCACATCCTTGTCGGCCTGTAGCATGGTGACAACATCCTGCGGATTAAAGTTGATGTCAGCATCAATGAACATCAGGTGTGTGCAGTCGGTCTTAAGGAAAGCCTGGGTAAGAGCGTTACGGGCGCGAGTAATCAAGCTTTCATTGAACATAAAAGACATCATTGATTCGATGCCCTGCCCTCGCAAGATGTTACCGAGGTTCAGCACCCCTTGAGTGTATGAACCGGTGCACATACCGCCATACATTGGTGTGGCTACAAAAATTTTAGACATCAAAGCTCCAAAGGGTTAAAAGTGATGCAGCTATAAGTATGCAAACGACAATCTTTTTGCCGTGATGCTTGTATTCTTTTTCATAAGACGGGACCAGGACAGATTGCCAGAGCCTCTCTTCTTTAGTGGGTGGTTGTTGCATCTTCATACCCCTTGATTAACTCGACCATAATGTTAGACAAGTGCGCCAGCATCCGTGCGTCACGTTCATGGATGGTATTGCAAGCCCCGAGAAACCATTTCAGGTCTGCGTGTGACGCTTTAGCCTCTGCCAGTAAGTGTTCGTTCATCGTTATCCCCTGTTAATAACTCAATAGAAACAATACATTTGCCATCTGGAATGGGTAAGCCACGCCGTATTGAAACGTGGCCGACCTGTTTATCGTCCAACATTAAACCCGCATCCTGTAGGGCATCTAGGATCGGCTTGATGCAGTTGTCGATGTCCATCAGCCTAAGATTTCTAGGCCGCAGAATAATATTCACATCTACCAACGCCCCCCCAAAAGATTCCAATTGGTGCAGCGCAACATATTCTGAGACGGCCTGTTTGAATTCAACACCACGCTTAGAGATGAAACGCCGGTGGCCACTAGCAATCCAATAGTTGTTAATGGAGGGCGGGTACGGTAGATGTAAAACGTGTCGCATCAGAAGGGTACGTCCCCATCATCGTTATTGATCTCCTTCGGATAGTTCTTGGTGACCATGTTGGGCTGACCGCTGATAGGAAGTGGTGGTTTCCAATTTGGATCAGGCTGCCAAGTGTCTTCAGCAAGCGAGATCAATTGGCCGCGTGCAGTTTGCTTAGTCCACGCGGTGAGCTTGACCTTGTCACCTGGTTTGTAATCCTTGGTCGCAATGACAAACCCCTTCCAATCAGGGTGGCTGTCTTTAACTTTCTTTTCGTTCATAAACAACACGCCTTTACCAGGCTGTTCAATGTGTCCGGCTGTCATGCTGATTCTCCTGCGTTGGCAATTGCTTGGTTAAGTACTGTTTTCTGTATTGCGCTAAAAGTCTCAATATAACCTTCGTTGGCACGGGCGAGTGCTTTGCATTTCTCTTTTCTTGCCCCCCCATCAAGTTTTTTGGACTTTCCGATCTTTTCGCACAGCGTTGCAAATTGCAAAATCCAATCTTCTGCGTCAAAAGCGTGTAAATACGGTGTATCTGAATCAGGCACCATTAACGCAATCGTGCCAATAGGCTCAGAAGCCTCTAAAACGTCCTCTACGGGGCTTTCAGGCAATTGCTCAAGTGGTTTTAAGGGTGTTGCGTCAAAACGCCCCAAATCCTTTGTTTTCACGGGTTCAAAGTCTTGCACTTCTTCGGGCGAATAGAATCCTGTAACAGAGCCTGGGTAAACTGATCGAATGCCTTCACTAATACAACGTGATCTGAGCATAGCTCGTGGAAACTTTTGCCATCCAGAGCTTGGCTTAACAAGACCAATCGATCTTGCCTGTTCAATAGTCCAAGTGACACTAAGAGTTCCACCATTTGGATGGCTAAAATTGCCTGTGACACGTTCATCTGTGTAAACCTCCCAGTTAACTTTTCCACCGGCTGCCTGAAACCGCGCCATCATCGCATCGGCCTTGAGTGCAGGACGGCCTTGAATAACGTGATAATCCCGTGCCGCGGTGGCAAATGCGTGGCCTTCAGCTTGTGCGACCATGCCAAGGGCCAGCACCTGATTAATGTCCGTTAGGCCAAATAGTCGGCTATCTGCAATCGCTTTGGCCATCTGTTGCATCTCTACAAACGGTACGATATTGCTCATTTTGATTCCTCTTGTAGAACAATACTCAACAAAACGCGACAATCTCTTTTAACTAAAACACATAAATCTTTCGTGTCTTTATGTACATCGTTCGCACTTTTAACTTCGTCTAGCGCAATCATCATGTCCTTAATTTTTTCAATCAAAGGCACCATTCGCTGGCGTTCAAACGCTTGACCGTCTTCGCAACCTCGTTCATAGGACTCTTGCACCTTTCTGTCTAATTCATTTAATGCTGTGTAGTATTCAGCAGGATCATTCATTTTTATCCTCTCATTTAACTAAGAAACGGCGTGAGCCTGGTTGCTGCACCACGAACTGGTCGTACAGGTCTTTGTAGGCCGTCTTAAACAGATCAGCCGAAAACCGCATACTTGGCTTGGCACTCTTCCAAGAAACAAGGGTCGAGCCGTCTACAGACCTGATTTCAGCTTTGTCGGCCATCAGGTTGCGAATCTGTAATTCCACGGCATCCGCTTTGCCCTCAAGGTCTTTAACTTGCGCCTTAACCTGTCGCAAATACTCAATGGCTTGTTCAACCTGTTGAGTAGCCACAATAACTGTATCCGCAGATGAGACGGGGTACACAAGTTTGGTTTGCTCAACACTTTCTGGGGTTGGCGTTTCGTTCGATACCACGCAAGCCCACAACTTAGCTTGTGCTTGGATGAAGGCATCTTTCTCTTCGTCACTAAAGTGAAAGTCGAACGTTTGGAACTCTTGACCGCCAAAGAGTACAGCGAGATAGACTTGTGAGACGTTGTGTACAACAGCTTCATGTAGACATTGTGCATAATCTGCGGGTGGTACACGGTTCTCTTCTGGGTCGAACTTGCTGCGAACCGAGGCATTATAATTTTTGGCTTCAACAAGAGCCGTTCCATCGACCGATATGAAGTCGAAATGCGACTTAAGCCAAGCCTCTTTACTGTGAGTGAGCGCATAATCTGCATCCTTGAGTTCGATACCGAGTCGGTCCTGTGCGAGGCGGCCAATCAACGGTTGCATGATGTGCCCCATCTTGACGGGTTCTAAATCACTAATATCTTCGCGTTCGTGCTTACCCTGTTTGATCAGGATGGCCTCGACAGCTTTGCCATTGGCTGCCATGCGTGAATCACCCGACCACCAAGCACTATTGCGTACTTCTGGCAAAAAATCGTCTCTATCGTTCATTTTGATTGCTCCAAGTGATATTGCGCGACTATCTTGCCATCTAGCAAAATAAGTGTCTTAGTTTTAATGTTGTGGCCTTGTTGGCGTAAATCTTTGATCCTGGCGGCGAGTCTGAAACATCCGCACCCCTCTAAAGCCTCAATGGCCGTGAGGGGGCGTTGCTCCAGAGCCTTGAGTATCCATTGGCTCTGGGACATGATTAGACCTCTTCTTTCAGTTCAAAGTATTTAGCTTTCTCACCGCAGCCGACATGATTCCACGAACGCTCTGAGTGGGCGAAAGTACCGCGAAATTGTTGGAGTCCGGTAACAAGTGAAAGTCCTTCTGGACGTTGGCACTTGATGTCTTTAAGATGTTTGCAATCTTTGCAAAATTTGACGGGTTCGTTCATTTTAAATCCTCTCATACTAATGGTTAAGGTCGAATACTAATCACTACAACTACACTTTAAACTATATCATTACGTCATGCAAGTGCTATTGTTGCTCAATCTCCACAAAAACACGCAATACCTTCTTCGTCTTGGTCAAACATAGACAATTGTTGTGATGCAAACTGCACCATGCTTGCATAACTAGGCCGGTCTTTGCGAAATGTCGCACCATCGGGACGGGACGCTAACGCTAACGCTTCCATCTGTGCCCACCAAACCGCCCTCTCTGGCTTCTCAGCAATCAATGTAGCAACTTGATTCATCGGTTTAAGAAAACATAAGTCACAATTGCCCGCCAAAGTTCTACCTTTATAGGTTGGCAACTCTAAGTTAAATGCTTGTTTATCCCAAAATTCACTAATGTGTTGCACAGTAACACCGGCTGTATAAAGCGGAATCCTACGTTTATCTGCAATCTTAGTTGCCCGTCTCGCTTCATCGTAACGGAGCCCTATCCAAGAGGCGTTCTCTAGTTCTGATTTGGAACAATCGTCAAAGAGTCCTGATTGTTTTAAAAAACAAGCCATCGTGCGAATCTTTAGCTCTGAAGTACAGAACCTGGTGACAGGATTCGGTAAATAGTTTCTTTTACGAATAATGGCTTCAAACGGTTCACCATTGCGCGAGGCTGTTTCATACGTCACCTCTTTATATCGTTGTACTGGGTCCTCATGGTCTTGGTACTCAATCCAATGTATTTTTAC